CGTCCAGTGGTAACTTTGATGTTATTACCTTTGTTCCAACTTGTGCGCTGCCAATCACCTTTCATTGAGTTATACAAGTCGTTGTTTTGCAATAACTTGTCTGCTATGCCATTGTGATTTGTAACCATACCACCGTGGTCTTGGCGGTAGTAATTATAGTTCTTTTCTGGATCAGTGTCGTCTAAATATTCGGGTTGATTTATATCATTCATAGTATTATTTAGCGTTTTTATACTCAATAGAAAAGGACCCGAAGGTCCTTTTTTTATTACTTTAATCCCTTTAAGAATTAAGGAGTAACGTCGCCTGCACCAAAGTTTACACGACTTACCAATGCGGCTGGACGTGCACCTGGCAAACTTGCTTGTGCTGTAGTTCCTGCTGTGATGTTATTCAACATACCAACACCTGCTGGGTTACGAACGATCAAGGTCCCCTCTAAAATAAATTGATCCAATGACGCATCAGCATTTGAGAACACTTCATTGTTAGGACCTAGGTCACGCAAACTTCCGTATTGCACCACGTCCTCATTCAAGAAGTAAATGCTGTTAGGAGTTACTTGATCCATGATCCAAGAATCAAAGATTTCGTAGGTGTAGTTGAAGTCACCTTCGTAGGTTTGAATTGTGTCACCACGTGCTGAATCAACACGGTTGATACCACGTGATTGAGCAATGTTGTCACTGATTGAAGTGCGTAGACTTGTTGGAGCAACTACTGTGCGGATCTTAGCGTTGTAGCGTTGTTCAGCAACTGTTACCAATTGCTTGTATAATGCTGGGCTGAAGAACTGGTTAGTAAATGTTCCAGAGTAGAAGTAACTACCGTTAGCGTAAATGCGTAGTGCATTGGAGATTTGAGTAGCACTGTCAGTGTCTTCGTTGTTGAAGAATGTGTCTAAACCACTCAATGTGCCTGATGTAGTATTGAATGACATTGTGCCTGCAAATGAAGCCAATGAACCCATACGACGACCAGTTTGACCTGCTGGTAAGCCAGAGGCTGTGCCAGTTTGACCAGCATACTTAGTGCCGATTTGGTCATTACGAACTAATTGTAGTTCTACGTCAAACATCAATTCAATCAGTTGTTTTACCTCCTGGTAACTTTGCGGATCTCCGCCCGATTGCATAACAGCGCGAGCAGTGCCGGAAGCGGCAATAACTGTGCTGAAAATCTGTGTGTAGTTACCCAAGTTGTAACGCTGATTGCTTTCTGCTTGTGACGTAGAAACAGCAGCGCCTTCAACCTGTGCTTGAACACCAGGTGCGCGATAAATGTCATCAGTCCACAATGGTAATGTGCTGTTAACTTTACGTTTCTTTGACATAGCCATGTTTAAAACAGGCGTATCATCTTTAACTCTGTTGGACACATCTAGGTCCAAATCCTTGACAACGATGTCAGCGCCATACGCTGTTGTGCCGTTACCAATTTGACTTGTTGTAATTTCTGCCATTTTAGGCTCCTTTAAAATTATCGTCTGCCGCTACGAATACTCTGTAATCGTTGCATTAGCAGATTGTCTCCGGCTTTTTTATCACCGGACTTGGCTTGTTCACGAAGTTTTTCAAGGTTATCATTATTACTCTTACCTGTGCTACTACTACCTTTTCTGTTGGTTAATGCAGCCATGCTGCTGCCAGCACTTTTGGTAGTGGGTTTATCTCTATATCTTAGACCATCACGAACTAGACTTAACAATGCTTCATCACTGCTGATTAAATCAATGTTAGCAACTCCAGGTATTATTTCCTGTTTAGCGTGTGGCCAAATCTTTGCTACCTTGTCACGAAGTTCATTATAAACATATTCATTTTTCAATTCTTTGTCTGTAAATCCTTTGCGTGAACTATCTAACCTTTGGCTGACCTGCTCTGCACGAACCTGTCTAAACTGATCCACTGCTGGCTGAATTTGATTAATCAAACCCTGCTGTTGGCGAATGTATTGTTCATTTTGATTCATACTTGCTTGGATACGGGCACGTTGACCTGGATCCTGTGTTCTAGCCAATTGTTGCTGAAACGTAGTTTGATAACTCTGTGTTTTTAGAATTTCATCATAGGCTTGTTGCAACTTTGGTTGGATGGTAAACTCCATTGCTAGAGTTAAACCTTCTTGTCGGGCACGAGTTTCTTTTAGATACTCATCAAATTCAGCCTTTTGAACTTTTAGTTCTCGGGCTTCTTCGTGTATTGCTGATCCTTGACCTAGAATTGCTGCGGCTTTCTTAGCATCAATAACAACTTCTTTGCCATTCTTCATAAATTTGAATTTGGCGTTTGGGTTCGTTTCTGCGAACTCAACAAAGTCAATTAATTCGTTTGCTTGAGAATCATTACTATCGGCGCTTACAGTTTCCTGGGCATCCGGTTCTTGATTGTCGCTGGCATATTCTTCATCGTTGGAATCACCAACTTCGGCGTCAGCGTTACCGCTGGGTGCCACAGGGTTGGATGTTTCTTCTGCCACATCATCTACTCCTGTTGCAGTTTGTTCAGTAGCACCAATTTGATTACGCAATGTCTGTTCTTTCATTGCGGTCATTTTAGCGGCTATTGAGTCTAAACTTGGGACTGCGCTTTGACTAGCGGCCGCACTGGTTTCAGTGTTAGGACTTGTCGTTGTTTCCATTTATTTTCCTTAATTAATATCGGGCACTTCGTTAGTGCTTACGATACGGTTCTTTAAATAAACAGCCCTTTTGAGACTGCTTACAAAATTGTCAATGCCTGCAAGTTCATTGCTGATTGCAATTCTTCTAGCATTGTCGTCGGGTTGATGACTGCGGATACCTGCTAGTTCATCAGCCAAACTAAATTTAAAATGATGAACAAAGAGTGCCAAGTCTTTGTTCTTTAATAATCCTTCAGCAAGACTACCATAGTGTTTAACCTGGTCTTTTTGACTTGCTGTTAGTTTACTGGGTTGACTTAGATCAACCGTTAATCTACTATTATATGCGTGTAATGTATCTTCACTTATCATTCTATTCTTTTCTATATCAGTTATTTAGCATTTAACTATATACTTTTGGATCGCCTGCTGCCATTGACATAAAGTCCAATTGACTTTCAGCATCAGTGCCAGCAACTTCCATTTCTATCTGTTTGGCTTTAATATCATTCAAATTAGCAACACTTAATTTCTGCTTGTCATCTGGGCTGGGTTCTCTTGATTCAGCGGCTTGTTTGCCTGCATCAATCATTGCCATTACTTCTTCATCATTTGGCAAATAAGTATCACAGTCTTTGACACCAAGAACATATAATGTATCAGCAAATGGCTTTTTAATCTTTTTATAAATTTCAGGAGTTAATGTTCCACTACCAGCCATGGCCTGTGTTGCTGAATATAAATCAGTTTGACATTTTTGAATAATCTGTAAACGACCCAATGCGTTTTCTTCACTTTGCATACCCAATGCCAATTCCAAGTGTAGTTGCTTGCGTTCGCAGAAGTTCATGTCATCCCAAGCCAAATAATCTAAGAACACTGGCTGCTTGTCTGGATGACTAGCGGCTGCTAGTTTTTTAACACCATAGTCATCACCATACTGTATCAATGTGCGCCAAATCAAATACAATGCTTCCTTCAAACCTTCTGCACTATTACGCACAGTATTGTCCTGTATGATTTGATTTGGACTTAGTGCCATTTGTAGTTTGATGCCCGAGTTACCTGGTGCCATGACTTCTGGATTGAATACATCCTGTGGAGTAGTCATACCAACCATGGCCATGGTGTCTTGTTGTATGCGGGTCATAGCAACTTCTAAGAACTGTAGATTACCACTGGGAGGAGGCATTTGGTAAATGTCTTTTGCGGGATCAAATTTACTGTCTAAAATAAAGATAGCGGCTTCACCATCCTGCATCATTTCAAAATCAACTCTATCTGGCTTAACACCAATACGTGGTGTGGCTGTTAACAAGCCCAATTGTATTTCTGCTCTAGCCGCTGATGTGTTATATTCCTGCATGGGAATAACACTTTCACCAATGCTCATACCATAAAAGTTTCCTGGCAGTGGTTTTGGACACATATTGGCCACAGGAATAAATTCTACTTCTCTAGCACTGATAATATAACTACCAGAATATATTAATTCAATTAGTTCTAACTCACCATCACCGTCAATGTCATATTTGTTCCAAACAGTGACAATTGAAACTTGTCTACTATCTGGATCTGCTGAAGCAGCACTGCTAACTGGAATACCCATAACAGGCACACTGTCACGTGCGTGAATAGCCAAATTGTTTAATACACTACCTGCTTGATAAGCACCATTCATATTGTATTCTGCGTGAACACGAAAATGTTCAATGTCAATGCCTGGATATAATTCCACTGCTTCTTGAATAGTCATTGGATCATAATAACCGCAGAATGGTTGATCCTTCATTTCAGCCACTGTGGGATCACAGATCCAGTAGTGCTGTGCAATGGGGTGAAATTTAACATTAATGTTGTAACCAGTTAGTTTGTATTTGGCTTTATAAATTGTGTTGCGTTTAATAGCGTCATTGAGAATTTCTTCTTGTCCAGAGACTTGATCCGCCATCATTGCTGTTTGTTCCATGGCCATGGCTTCTGGATCTTGTTCTTCAGGCAGTTCACGCAGTTTTTCAATTTGACTGCTAATCATATCATCACTGAATTGTTGTTGTTGTCCGCCTAACAATTGTTGCACTTCAGCAATGACTTTGTCCATTTCAACACCAGTTTGTTTTTTGCTTTGACGCAGTGTGGTTAAACCTGATTCTGCTGCCTGTTGTTCAAATGCACGTAGTTGTTCCAGTGTGCCTTCTGTTTCTACATAACGAGTAATTTGTTCACGCACTGGTTTGATCATCATCATACCATTTTTGTGCATGGCTGCGTCCATGATCCAACGCTCAAGAATAAAGTGCGGATCATTCATTTGGTTGACAATTTTACTGACCATGTTTGTGGCTTGTCTTGCGGCTACTTCATCATCTTCACTGTCAGCGACAAAATCAAAGTTAATTTCGCCATTGGGCATAAGTCCTTTGGCAATAACTGCTGTGGCATAATCAACTACGGGCTTAACTGATGGGTGAATATAATCAATGCCATTAACAGGAGCAGTTGAATCTGTCACAGCCAAACACAGATAATGATAGTCTGTGGCTCTGTTTACAGCATTTTTAGTTCCCAAATAGCGTAGATAACTAGCCATTTTGACATCCATTTGATTTTTCATACGCACAAAATTGGCGTTGACTTTTCTATTTTGATTGATGTCGCTGACAGGGATATTTTTAATTTCTAACATATTGGCAAGTTACCTTTAGTATATCTATTATTTAGCGTTTTCTTTAACAGGTTCTTTTGGCTTTTCCTCTTTAGGATCCTTCTTGCCGAATATTTGATCCCAGTTGTCACGGATCTTTCCACTGTCTTCTCTACGTCTTGTTGAACCTTTACTCATTAAAATTCTCCCGGTAATATAATCTTTGGCTGATCTCGTTGTTTTAATACTTCATTTAAATTGCAGACATGGCAAAAATGTGCATCAGTTTGATCATCATCCATTTCATAGATAGTATGTGGCAGTTCATTGATTGTCATTGCTGTTTCAAATACCTTTGAATGTTGTTCGCACATGATCACTGGAATGTCATTGGCTATTACTAAAAATAATGGTGTCATAGTGCGTCCTTTAATAGTTTAAGTTCTTCTTCAGTTAAAAAAAGTTGAAATGTATGATCATATACACTTTGACTTAAGAATTGTAAATGCCAAATCTTGGTTGTAGATACCCAAGTTTTAATAACTTTAAGTTTGTAGTCTTCACTGTTTATTAATATCTGTTCCATGCTATTCCTTAGTTTGCTGAGAAGGTCTTCTTCCAAGCAGGTTTATTACTGTCATCTTTTGTGACATATCTATCACGCTGTGCCATCATACGCTGTTGTGGACTGCGATTGTCCCAAGGTTCTGCGATTCCTTGCAAGCAGGCCATTAGTGCATATCTTGCTGAGTCAATACAGTCATCTGGATCGCTGAACCTTCCTCGTTCGTCTACATAATAGTTAGTTGCTTCGCTCAAGAAATGTGTGCAGTTTTCGTTGACCATTAGATTACCAACTTCCAACATTTGACGCATTTGATTAATGCCATAACTTTTGTGATTGGTTACACGTCCCTGTGGATCAGGCGGATTCATAATAGCCCTTTCGTAAACGTTTAATTCATATTGTTCAAATAGTTCACGGATACTACTACTGCTCATGGTATATCTACCACTAGTGCTTGCATCAGCAGGTAACACAATAGGAGTGCCAAACACTTCAGGACGAAGTAAATGATTGACATACTGAGTGGGCACAGCCTCTTCAATGCCCTGCACAACAATCTGTCTATGTAAATACGCAGTTCGTTCATATGGTTCCCAATACATTAATGATATAACTGTTTTGTCATTGACCAAACCCAAGTCTAATGCAATAACTCTATGTATATTTGGCATACGGGTAAAATCAATTTCACCTGTTTTATAAGTAGGCCATTGTGCAAGTTGAAACACAGCACCTTTGCCCATGACAGGTTTGCCGGCAATACGTGCTTCTCGCTCGTGTGGCAAGTAATCTCGTTCAAGTTGTCTACGAGTTTCTTTAAGTAAGAATGGTTCACCCCATGGGCTATATTCAGGACAATCATCCCAACTTACACGAATGTAGTTATAACCTTCTTCTTTGTTCCAAAACTTTGATACTAATCCGTTGAGTCCTTTAAGCGGCGTAAATGAGCAGAGAACTTTTCCCTGCGTTGTTGCTGTTCTAGTAACAATTTCACTGAAGAAATCATCTGGTGGTTGCTCATCAAATACTGCAAGATTAAGTTTAAATCCTTGGAGTTGTCTAACTTCCTGTGTGTAGTTAGCAAATAACAGATAACTATTACTACCAGAAATATGACGGACCTCACAACCGATACAGTTGGCTCCATCATTTCGCATAGTATCAGCGATAATACAACTACGAGGAATGGCACCAGTTCCCAGATTCTCTGTAATTTTGACATCTTGTGTTCCTAATAATTCATTTTGTAATACTAGAGCCACCTGGCTCCAACCCTCACCTGCTACCATGGCAGTTATAGGGTTGGTAAACCTATGTCCCTCCCACCAATCAGGATACAGGCCAGTTAAATGCATGGCTGTTTCGTAACAGGTGCTTACTGTTTTACCAACCCTATTTGCCGCAAGTATACCACGACGTTCACTGGCACCAGTTAAAAAGAATTTCTTTTGGTGTTCAAATGGTCTAAAGTATTTTAATTGATTATACTTCATGTCTTCAGCAACATTAATACTTAGATCCATCAAATGTGTTTTTAATGGTCCTGGTATTGTTTTAAGTGCATCCACTGTTAGGTCATGTTTGTCTACACTCCAACGCAGTGCTCTAGCCATTAATACTTCATTGCCCAACATTACATTGTCCTTAACTTGTTTACTACTAATTTATTGTCAAGATATCTTACCAATGTCTGTAGTTCATTATGACTTAATATTAGAAATACTTCTATGTCGTCTTGGTTATCTGTGTTGAATTTAAAATGAAGTTCAAACTCGTCAGGACCAGTCCAAACTCCACCTATGTCTATTGCTGAATCTTCATTGTGCGTTAGATTGAACATCTCTTAATTTTTCTTTAACAATATAAATGTGATGTATTGCTGTGCTTAGATCGCTGAGTTCTTTGCTGGTCATTTTCCAAGTATCTGGATTATCAACTTCAACACCATCACGCTTGTCCAAACCTGACTGTAAGCGTTCTGTTAACAAGCGTAGAATGTGTTCAATTTGTCCAGGAAACTTTTCAGCAAAAGCCAATCTGTGACTGGCATTAATCTTTTGAAGAATCAATGTGTCGCTGACTTTTGCCGCTTCTTGTGCGCGATGTATTTCGCTGTCACGGGCTGTCATTTGCTGAGGTCCCAAACGTCCGTTACGCCAACGCCACCTAGACTAATAAACTCTCTGTCAATCCATGTGTCCCATTGATTGCTAGTGTTGACTTTAAAACTTTGCATGAGTCCACGTAGTTTACGACCCTGTGGTGTTAATGTGCCATCGCCACGAACAATAATTTGTTCACCACTGCGGGGATCAACCCATTTGATTATCTCAGGACGCTCACGACCAAACTTGTCTAATTTCATGCCGTGTGCTCGTTGTTCAATTGGACCTGTGATTTCATAACTGATTTCACCTGTTTTATATTTGCGAAAGTATACTGATATTTTTTTATCCTGCATACGTGCTTCAAAGTCAGTGTGTGGGATAACATTACTGACAAAGATGTTTTGTAATTGATTGGGTTCAGGTAAATGAAGATCACGACTTGGAGGTTCTTTTAAATCTTCTACTGGCACTAATTCTGTTTTGTCAATGTAGGGATTGTCTCCGCCAATAAATTTGGTATCAACTTCAAGGCCATTTAATACATCCATGGCCACTTGATATTTTAATTTATTGGCACGACCTTTTAGGTTCAATACTATGCCAGTTTCATCAAAGACAAAACGTTCTAGTTCTTTGGCCGTGGGAAAGTCTGTCATAAGACCGTCAATATCAAAGTCAGCGTTGCTAATTGACTTGGGTATAATGCCAGCAACTTGTTCTGCTACGTCTATGATTTCTTGTTGTGTGGGCTCTTCGTCCCAAGGACTTGCTACTTCAGCAGTAGAAGGGGGTGTTAATTTTTTTGTCATTTCTATTCCTTAAATTGTCTATGCTATAGAGACTAGTGTCTCTGTGTTATTTAGTATGGGCTGGTAGAACCTATAGCACCAGTTCTACTATTTGTAGTTCTTGGTGTTGCTCTAGGTTTAACTGGCTTACTGGGTTTTGGTGGTTTGATCATTTTAGGCTCTTTGGCCTTTTCTGGTTTCTTTTTTGCTTTAGGCAAATTAAATTTTGTATATGTTGACATAATTAATAACCGCCACTTTTACCACCACCATATGATGGATTAAAATCATTAATGTTCATATTCATCATACCACCACCATGATCATCAGTTGGAATGCCATTTGCATCTAAAAACATTTTATTACTATTCTGTTGCTGTGGCATGCCACCTCCACCCATGTTACTTACAGGATTTGGATTAGGATTGAATGGCTGTGGCGGTTGTCCAAAGTTAGGAGTATATGCTGAATTAGGATTACCACCGAATACGGCATTACTATAATTTTGATATTGTTGTTGTGGAGTCATACCTGCCTGTTGCATCTGCTGTTGACCACCAAAAAAGTCTAATTGTTTGCCTATAATACCATTGTTACCTTGTAATCCTTGACCAACAGCATTTGCTGCCATATTGCCTATGCCAGAACCAAATAAACCAAAACCGCCTTTACTACCACCAAAGTTTGGCATATAATCATTGGGAACAACTTCAGGTCCTCCAGGTGCTGGCGTAAACATTGGTTGTTGTGTTAAATTTTGATTATTAGTCAAAGGATCTATCTTAGCCACTGGCGCCGTATTATAATTTCTAAATGGTGTCATTGCTTGACGCTGTGCCAATGTAGTTCTTCCACCAGTTACTGGCTGAACAGTTGATCTAGGCATTGGCTGCGCCATGGGTCTTGTTGGACTGGCCATGCCCTGACGATTGACAATATTTCCAATATTGCTTAAGCCGCGGCTTCTTGGAGTTATTGCCATTGTTATTCCTTATTTCTTTGGACTTTTGTATTTGCTGGGTAATTTATCACCATTGGCAGTGGGATTTGTCTTAGGACCAGTGTTGCTGTGTAGACCTTCCAATGCGGGATTAGTTACACCTGCTTGTCCACGTCCACGCATTTCAAGTGCGTCTGTGACCATTTTAGCCAATACACTTTTCTCACCTGAACTTGCGGTCTTTTCTGCCACGTAAGTGTCACGCTTTGACATAGTGCCAGCGTTGCCCGTTGTAGGACCACGCTTTTGGTTAATGTCTTTGTTGCCCATTGGGTTAGTTGATTTCATAGTATTTTCCTTTTATATTTCTCGTGTCACAGGAGTAAAGGTTGTGTATTGTCCAACATTGTCTGCGGCTGTTGAAAACGCACTGCTATTAACTGCTGTTGATAAACCAACATTTTTGTATAATGCAAATGTATTACCTGACAATACATCAACATAATACAAGTTAGTGTTATTAACGCCTGCTGTTCGTAGTTGTGTCATACCTACCACTGCTGTTGGTGTCATTCCCGCTGAACTTGTGCTACCTGTGACAAAATTAGTTGTGTTAAATGCGCCAGATACGGTGTTGATATTTAATGTGCTTGAGGCGCCATTATAATCAACACCAGTAATAACCGCAGTTGCGTTAGAAGTTGCTTGAGTAATTGTTTCACCTACTTGGAATTCAGGTAAAAGACCAGTGACTACTTGATTGATCAATGTGCCAGGTGTTGCGTTTAATGTCCAAGTTGATCCACTGCCACTGCCACTGACATTAGCAACAATGTGTAATCCATTTAACAACGGATTTACACCTGTTAGCACTTGATTTACTGCAACTGTGCCACTGACCACTGTGCCAAGAGTTAAAGTTGTGCCACTTACGCTACAACTAACTGCTTGGAAATATGTTCCTCTTGGTGTAGATTCTGTAAATGTTAATGTAGCGTTTTCAACACCAGTGATTAAAACACGATCACCATCAACTAGACCTGCTGGCAATGTGCTGACTGCTGGTAATGTAATATCAGTGACTGTGCCTGCTGTTACAGCACTGGTTGCGTTGATTAAAATTGCTTGTGTGCCAGCAATGCTACGAACACTGACTGTGCCAGCGCCAAAACTACCAACACCGTCTGTGGCAGTGATAATATCACCAATTTGTAGACCTGCTGTTGTTGTCATTAAATTAACACTGCTACTAAAAGTCAATGTGCTACTACCTGTTCCAGTGCTGTTTACACTCAGTGATATTACTGAACCTGCAATGCCAGTAACAACTGCACTAGCACCAATGTTAGTGCCACTTACACTCATACCAACATATATTGTTGATGATACTGCTGATACTGTTACAGTATTTGTATTGATTACTGCCGCACCAGTTGCAGTAGGTATATTAACTGTGCCAGTTGCACTGACAACTTTTTCAGTTACAGGAACTGTGACCACTGCTGGACTGGCTTTGCTAATACTTTGAATAGCATTTGGAAATAAATTTACGATATAATCTGTTGTTGTTGCCATTTTATTTTTCCTTTATGGTCCTACAAATGCTGTTAGTAGCACTGGTGTTATATATACTGGACTTGAACTTGCGGCTACTACTGCAACATACACGGGAACTACTGGAATCAATCCGCCTGCTCCTGCGATTTGAACAATAATTTCACCGTATGCTGGAATTGCTGTTGAACCTGCTGTGACACCTGTGGGAATTACTGCGGTTGGTCCTGCGTCGGCACTTGTAACAAAGAACACATTATCTGCAGCACTACCATTTGTTATCTTTAGATAGTATGGACCGCGTGTGCCACTGAATGCTGCA